TCGAACGATTTAAACTTGATGCTATCGCTAAAGAAATTGAAAGTTTTAAAACTACTTATGGTTTAATAGATTTTAATGATATGATTGAAAAGTTTTTAAAAGCTGAAGACACTAAAGGTTTTCAAGTAATTATTGTCGATGAAGCTCAGGATTTATCTAAGCTGCAATGGAACATGTTAGATAAAATAATGAGAGACAGTGCGTCTGCTAATCCTAGAGTATGGATTGCTGGAGATGATGATCAAGCTATTTTTGGATGGGCGGGTGCTGATGTTAAATCATTTCAACTATGGCAAGGAAGTGAGGTTAGATTAACTAAATCTCAAAGAGTACCAATTGATATACAAACAAAAGCTTTAGATATTATTACAAGGGTAGGTGTTAATAGAATTCAAAAAGATTATTTACCAAAACAAGAACGTGGTGAAGTAATTGAAAGGTTTAAATTATCTGACATTGATATGAACAAAGGAGACTGGTTAATTTTAACAAGGACTAACTCATTATTAAAACCTATTCTTCCTTTTTTAAAACGTCAGGGTTTATTTTTTCAAACTGCACAAGGTAATAGTATTGGCAAATCTTTACATGAAGATATACAAGTATGGAATAAAATGAGAAATGACGAAGAAGTTCCAGAGATACAATCAAAAAGAGTTTTAGAGAGAATGAATGAAGAGGACCTTACTCTTCCTTGGCAAAAAGCTTTTACTAAAGTTTCTCCAACGCAACTAGAATATCTTGATGCAATGCTTACCAATGGTGAAGATCTAACTACAGATCCAAGAATAAAAGTTTCTACTATTCATGGAGCTAAGGGAGGAGAAGCAACTAATGTAGTTTTATTTTTAAATCAAACCACCAATACATTAAAAGGTGCTCAAAAATCACCTGAAAAACAGGATGAGGAGTATAGAGTTTGGTATGTTGGTGCAACTAGAAGTTCTCAAAATCTTTATTTAATTAAATCAAACAATAAATCTAAGGAGTTTAAGATATGAAAAAAAATAGAATGTCCGATGACACGCCAGAACCAGAAAATCCTTACTTAAAACAAGTAGAAGGATCCCACTATATGTATATGGAAATACAACCTGCAGAATTTATAAATGCAAATAAAATACTTTTTGCAGAAGGTTCGGTTATTAAATATGTCTGTAGGCACACTGAAAAAGGTGGGGTAAAAGATATAGATAAAGCAATACATTACTTAGAAATGATTAAACAAAGGGACTATCAATAATGGCTTATTTAAATGCAAACATACCAGTAATAGAATGCTGCGTTAGAGGAAATTATCTTAGAGATCAAAAAGATTCACACGATAAATATTTTGAAGTAGGGGTATTTGGTTTTAGTTCTATACCAAACAGAGTGCCTATGTTTCATTTCTTAATGGAGGATGGTGGTTTATGGTGGCGAGCACCTATCTCAGCTTTCTGTACTAAACCTGGAGTAAAAGAATTACCATTAGACGAGTTAGTAATGTGGGACAGTTTTAGTTACAATGTAAGTGTTACAACTTTTTATGAACTAGCTGGTGCCACTATGCAATATACATCTAGAAGAAAAGTAAAAAGAAAAGGTAAATACTTATTTACTATAGATTGGTGTGCAGGAGATTTTAATGAATTAAATTTTGGCTATGCAGAAAAACCAGATCAACATAAGTGTGGTCATGTTCTTGAATTAGAAGATGGTAATTTTGCTATTCAACCTAACAACAGACTTAAAATGTTTGATGCATCTATGGGTGTTGATCCATCTAAAAATTTAATCAATAGATTAGTGAGTAGTAAAATATATTCTGTAGAAAATTCTGCTAAATGGATTACCGATGAACACGAAAAAGGTAGTTATGATTACAAACTTAAAAATTTAAAGGAGGATAAATAATGAAACCACTAGTTTTTAAAGCACAAACAGAATGGTCTAAGCCAGAAGAGTTTCCAGATCTTAGACAAGCAGATGTTATAGCAATAGATTTAGAGACTTGTGATCCAAATTTAAAAACAATGGGATCTGGTTCTATTGTTGGTCGTGGTAAAGTTGTAGGCATAGCCGTAGCCACTGATGGCTACTCAGGATACTTTCCATTTGATCATGAAGGTGGTGGTAACCTAGAAAAAAGTAAAGTAATTCAATGGTTTACAGATGTTTGTAAATCAGATGCTATCAAAGTATTTCACAATGCAATGTATGATGTGTGTTGGATTAGATCTATGGGAATACAAATTAATGGACAGATTGTTGACACAATGATTGCAGCGTCATTAGTAAATGAAAATAGATTTAGATTTGATTTAGGATCATTGGGTTGGGATTATTGTGGCCAGGGTAAAAATGAAACAGAATTAAATCAAGTAGCAAAAGAATGGGGACTAGATCCTAAAGCTGATATGTGGAAATTGCCTGCAATGTATGTAGGTAACTATGCTGAACGTGATGCAGAATTAACTTTAAATTTATGGAAGGTTATGCAAAAAGAACTAACGGACCAGGACCTGGGATCTATTTTTGAACTTGAGACAGATCTATTTCCTTGTCTGGTTGATATGAAATTTCTTGGCGTAAGAGTAGACGTTCAAGCAGCTCATAAACTGAAGCAACAGCTAGCATCAAAAGAAGAAACATTACTCCAAAAAGTAAAAACAGAAACAGGGATAGAACCTCAAATATGGGCAGCACGATCGATTGCCAAAGTTTTTGATAAACTAAAACTAAACTACGAACGAACGGCAAAGACACAAGCGCCTTCATTTACTAAAAATTTTCTCTCTACACATGAACATCCTTTAGTACAATGTATAGCAAAAGCCAGAGAAATTAACAAGGCACATACAACATTTATAGATACAATTATTAAACATGAACATAATGGTAGAATTCATGCAGATATAAACCAAATTAGATCTGATACTGGTGGTACAGTTACAGGTAGATTTTCATACTCAAATCCAAATTTACAACAAATTCCTGCACGCAACAAAGACTTAGGGCCATTGATCCGATCCCTCTTTATTCCCGAGTCTGGTTGCGAGTGGGGATGCTTTGATTACAGTCAACAAGAACCTAGACTAGTAGTACACTATGCATCCCTTGATCAAGATTCAAGCGTCTTTAATGTTAAAGATGCTTACGAAGATGGCAATGCAGATTTCCATACAATTGTTGCACAGATGGCAGATATACCAAGAGACCAAGCTAAAACAATTAACCTAGGATTGTTCTATGGTATGGGTAAAGCAAAACTACAGGCAGAGTTAGGTGTATCAAAAGATAAGGCAGAAGAATTATTTTCTATCTATCACGAGAGAGTACCTTTTGTAAAAAGTTTGACAAGATCTGTATCTAACAGAGCTCAGCAACGTGGACAGATAAGAACTTTATTAGGTAGGCTTTGTCGTTTCCATTTATGGGAACCCAATACTTTTGGTATGCATAAAGCATTACCTTTTGATCAAGCTGTCCAGGAACATGGACCAGGCATCAAGCGAGCTTATACTTACAAAGCATTAAACAAATTAATTCAAGGTAGTGCTGCTGATATGACTAAAAAATCTATGTTAGAATTATATAAAGAAGGTATTGTAGCACACATACAAGTACATGATGAACTTGATATTTCTGTAAAAGATGATAAACAAGCTAAAAAGATTGTAGAAATTATGGAATCTGCAGTTGACTTGGAGATACCAAACAAGGTAGACTACGAGAAGGGTAAAAATTGGGGTGATATACATTAAGGGGGAAATATGGATAAAATTAAAGCATCAATAAAACACATTATTCAAGATCACAAAGTTGTTGCGGGCTGCGTTATTATAATAATAGTAGTATTAGCTATCATTTAATATGTCAGGTCGGATCGATGAATATTGCAGAACTGTTCAAAAAAAATTTTGTATTAGTACCGGTTATAGCATCTGTGCTGTTCGGGACATTCACTGGCGTTAAGTATATTGTCAATCTAACCGACACAATCAACGACAATCAAAATAAAATAATAAATCTTAAAAGAGATTTAACTACAGCCCAAGAAAAAATTTCAGATCAAAACACAAGACTAACTTCTGCAGAATCTACTTGGCAGATGGCAGAAAATTTATACAGACAATTAGCAGATGAAGTTAGAGAACACAGCTACGACATTAAGGATTTAAACAGGTAATGTATGGAGATTCTCAGGATGGATTACAGATTTACAGCAATATTAATTTTAATGTTTATAGGTCTTACAGTATTTTGCAAACCTGCATATCCTAAAAATGAGTATTTAACTAATGGGACTAATAGCTGCAGAACTGGTGAAGTCGATGTTAGAATCGAAACAGAAAACCGAGACAACGATTATAGACATAATTCTAGTTCTAATGATTATGATAATAATAGTGACAACGATCGTCTTAGTGTAACTTACAGACATTATATTGGAACAGCCTGCACAAAAGAATTTAGACAAGTGCAGCAAGAGAACATGGAACTAAAACAACAATTAGAATTAATGAAGATGTGTGGTAGGGTTAACAGCAATCCAAGTCTAGCACGAAATGAAAACTTTAGATTATTAGTATCAAAATGTACAGGTGTAACTCCAGTTAAACTAGATAACAGACCCGCAGATGGTAAAAGTAAATGGGATCAGTTAAAAGATGGCTATAAAAAAGAGAACCCAGACGTCACTTTAATGGGAGATAAGTTTTTAACACCCACAAGCACATTGAAAAAACCACCAAAAGATTATATACTACCTCTACCAAAACCTAAAGATGATTGATAGATGGATATATAATTTTTTTGCAGGTCTAGATAGACTATGTGAAGCTGTTGCTACAAAGATATCTGGACCTAGATGTCAGTGTGGTAAGAAAAAGAAAAAATGAAAATATCAGAAAACACATCAATAAGTATGCCGATGAAAAATATGTTAGCAATTGTAGCTGGTGTTGCTATGGGTGTTTTTGCTTATACAGAAGTTACAAGTAGACTGACAAGTTTAGAGACATCACGTGAACTATTCCAGGCAGATCTACTTAAAAAGAGTGAACAAAAGCCTACGGACCAGGAGCAGTTTATGTTGATAGAGTCTTTGTTTGGTGACGTAGAAAAACTAATTAAAAATCAAGAACAGAATATGACTAACAAAGTTAATATAGAATTTCTTAAAACGCAACTAGAAAAAGCGTTAAATGATGTAGAAAAATTAAAAGATAAAGTCAGAGCTAATGGTAATGGACATGACTGAGATAATCGTTGCATTGTTGATGATTGTTAATGGTGAGATTAAAGAACACAGAATACAAGAC